CGGTGCCGGACGGCGACTGGATGCAGCGCGGCACCGCCTACTACGGCGTGTACTGCACCGGCTGGACCGACGCCGCGGAGTAGGCGGACCCGATTCCTCCGGATAAGCGCCCGGACCCGCGTCACGGCTGGGCCGCTGCCCGGTCTCTTGTCCGGGCGCGCGGTGAGGAGGCGGGTATGTGCGAGTGCCAGCTGCGGTACTGCTTCGGCTGCGGGAGGTACCGGGTCCTGATCAGGCCTCTTGCGATGTGCGAGGAGTGCTGCACCGACTGGCTCCGGCTGACGCCGGCCCGATTGAGGGGCAGGGAGATGACGCCGGAGGAGGCCCATGCCTGACCGCCCGCTCAAGGTCCTGGCCCGTAGTAGCGGGTATGGCGAAAGGGAATCGCGGTGCCCCGCGCGCACGTAGGACGACGGTCGAAGAACGGTTCTGGGCTCAGGTGGAGCGCCGGGGGCCCGATGAGTGCTGGCCGTGGACTGCGGCCCTCCGCAAGGGTTACGGCTCATTCAAGCTGGCCATCGGGGATCTCGGTGAGGACAGGCGACGCGATGTGTATGCGCACCGGGTGGCCTTCTACCTGGTACACGGACGCTGGCCGGAACCGCAGGGCCTGCACGGGTGTGACAACCCGGTGTGCTGTAACGCGGAGAGCCCCAAGCATGTGCATGAGGGGACCCCGGCGCTGAACATGCAGGAGAAGTACGAGCGCGGACGCGCTGTGCACCCGGCCGGCGAGCTTAGTGCCCGGGCGGTGCTTACTGACGTGCAGGCCGAGGCCGTCAGGCAGCGCTGCCGTCCGATCGGTATTGAGTCCCAGCGTGCGGTAGCGGCGGATCTCGGTGTCTCGCAGATCACGGTGAGCCGTATCGTCCGCAACCTCAGGTACAGGAGGTGATGCCCATGCCAGCTGACCGTCCTCTCCGGGTGATCGTCAAGTCCCCCTTTAGCCTGTTCAGCGGCTATTTACGGCAACGACGGCTTCGGCATCCTCCGCGCGCTGAGCGAGTGGGGCTGTGACGTCTACGCCCAGCCCACCTGGCTGGACGTGCCGATCCCGCGCGACCTGATGCCGGTCTTCGGCAAGGAGCTGCGGCCGCCGTTCGATTTGCTCATCAATCACTGGGACCCGGCGCACCTGTCCATCACCCGGGAGGCTCGCGGCTGCAGCCGGGTGGCGGTTGCCTGGACTATGTGGGAGTTCGCCGGCGGCCCCGGCCCGCAGCCGTGCCGCCGCCACCTGCGCAACCCGGCCGCGGACTGCCCGCCGGCCAGCGAGTGCCCCAGGTGCAGGCCGGGCCCGGTGTCCGGCCTGGTGCCGCACTGCAAGGGCCGGACCAAGATGGCGTCCGCGCTGAAGTGGTTCGACCTGGTGCTGGGCTATGACCCGGTGTCCCTGGACGCGCTGTCCCCGTTCATCCCGCCGAAGGTGGCCAGCGGCATCCTGCAGGGCGGGTTCGATGCCCGGGAGTGGAAGTTCCGCGAGCGCGACTGGTCAGCTGAGCCTGGGACCCGGTTCGGCTTCCTCATGCACGGCGCGCTGAACGCCCGGAAGGCCCCGTGGACCGCGATCGAGGCGTTCAACCAGCTCAAGTTCGAGAAGCCCGGCCCTGGCCCGGACGGCTTCGGTGACGCCACCCTGGCGCTGCACACCAACGCGCCGGGCCTGATCTTCCCCGAGCTGAACGGGCCGTTCGAGGGCCAGCGCATCCGGGTGTTCGTCGATGCCTTCGACAAGGCCACCCTGGAGGACTTCTACTATTCCGGGCACTGCCTGCTCAGCCCCAGCCGCGGGGAGGGCAAGAACCTGCCTGGCCTGGAGATGAGCGCTACCGGCGGGGTGGTGGCCGGCACGGACTTCGGCGGCCACAAGCAGTGGCTGAACGGCGACATCGGCTATCCGCTGGACTACGAGCTGGGCCCGACGTTCGAGCAGTTCCCCTGGGCCGCGCATGACGCCAAGGTCTCCGTCGCGCACCTGAAGGAGCAGCTCTGGCACATCTACACGCACCGCGCCGAGGCCCGGCGCAAGGCTGAGCTGGCCAGCCGGCTGGTCCCGCAGATGTGCGACTGGTCGGTGGTCGTCGAGGACCTGTTCCGGCGCATCCGGGACACCGTGCCTGTCGTCGGCCCGCAGGTCTACGACAAGGCGATGGCGTGCCGTCGCGAGGCGGAGAGCCGTCGCCGTCCTCCGATGGCCTCGGACGGCTGGTGGCGGCCGGCATGACGATTTCAGCGGGCGTGGAGCAGACCGAGGTCGAGGTCCGCTGCCCGGTAGACAAGCCCCTGCCCGGCGGCGACTGCCGTCCCGGCCGGCTGCTGATGAAGCTGCGGCTCGGCGGCGGCATCCCGTCTTTCGTCCACCCCGACAACCTGATCGAGCTGGCCTGCGCTGACTGCAAGGAGTCGGCTCGGCAGGCAGGGTATCCGGTCAAGCGGGTGCTGCACCGGTTCGACCTGTCCGGAGAACTGGTGGAGACGCTAACCGAGAGGCAAAGCGGCGGTTAGGCTCACCTGCGGAGGTGGGCAGCACATGCCATCACGAGCAAGATCAAGCGGAGACGGGCGCCTGTATGCGGTGGACCAGGAGCTGGCGGGAATCCTGGCGCAGATGCCCGGGGAGGAAGTCAGGTGCCGTCGCGGGCATCACCGCTGGGCACGAGACACCGTGCTGCCGGAGGACCCGTGGCCCAGTGCGGTGCGGGCCTGGCCGACTGGCGATGGCCGGATCAGGGTCGAGGACCCGTGCGTGGACTGCGGCCTGGCCTGGCGGGTGACCAAGACTGGCTATGACGGGACGCTGGACGCGTTCGCCCGGTCGCACATCGTCTACCACGAGGACTGGGTGCGCGTCCCGCAGGGGATGGACCGGCGCAAGCGGACGATCAGGCGCGAAGGAGACCGCCGCGGGAAGAAGCAGAACACCGCCAGCCTGGCAGCCGCGCTGGCCCGGACCGAGCGGTCTGGGGTGCAGCCTGTCCAGCCGGTCCGGTTCGCGCATGCGGGAGGTACCTGATGCCCGCCGTCACCCAGGTCATCCTGTACGACGACAAGGCCTGGCCTGAGCGCGTCGAGGCGCAGGAGGTGGTCCGGCTCACGGTGCACTGGCAGGAGACCGGTGCCGGGCCGGCGCGCGGCCGGGAAGACGTCGAGCTGTACCTGACCGCGGCTGGCCGGGTGGAGCTGGTAGGGGACCTGAAGAAGTGGCTAGCGCTCGGCCACCGGCCCGGCACCGGAGGGAAGGCCCCGGCGGCCAGGTGGGCCGGGGGGTCCCGGGACGCGTCCCTGAAGCACAAGGAGGGCGTCCGCGACTTCGCTGACGCGTTCGGGCTGAAGAGCAGGAAGGACCCGTCCCGCGCAGCTTACGAGACGCCGACCGGAGGGTGGTCCTACCCGCTCTGGCTCCTGGAGGCCTATGACCGGTGGACGGCTGCGGGCCGCCCGGCGCCAGGCGGTGACTGGGCTCCGGAGAAGGCGGCCTGATGGCCGGCGGCTGGGGTTCCGTCACTGACGAGCAGGACCGGTACCGCGATGCCGACCTCATGGATACCGGGGGTGACGTCGAGGAGTTCGCGCGCCAGGTGTTCGGCATGGTCTGGTGGCTGGCGGCACAGCTGGCTGCCCTGGAGGTGAGCCCGGCCGCCACCCCGGCGCTGACCAGGGCAGCGGCGCTGCCCTGGGTCCGGGTAGCCGCCGAGAACGCGCCCGAGGGCTTCGAGCTGGGCGGGCTGGCCGGGGACGCGGAGTACTGAGTGCCGGGCATGCGGAAGGCCCCGCTGGGCGTGCACCGCGAGCGGATCGGCGAGGACCGCCCGGCGGTGTGGTACGTCGTCTGGCTGGGCCCTCCGCATGCCGACGGCTCGGTGATCATCGGCCGGTCCAAGCGCCTCGGCCCGCATCAGCTGCACCGGTTCTTCCCCGAGCGCCCTGGTGTGGACTGCGAGGACATCAAGGGCTGGGTCAACGGGGCGGACTGGCTGAAGGAGGTGCATGACAGCGGCAGCTGAGCCGATCACCGCGGGCATGAGCAAGTACCGGGTCCCGCCCGTCTCCGTCGTCCTCGCCCCGCCGGCTCCCGGTGACTTCTGCTGCGTGCCCGTCTCCGGCCGCGTCGGGCTGGGCATCGAGATCGGCCAGTGGCTGGACGGCGATAAGTTCCAGCCATACGACCACGCGGAGATCTTCGTCGGCCAGGCGGATGCGGACGGCCCGCACGGCTACACCGTGTCTGCCTACCCAGGCGGCCACGGCCGCAGGCCGCTGCTCTGCCCGCCTGCGGAGCTGCCGGGCTCGCTGTGGTCCTCCGGGCTGATCGCGCTGACCGACGCCGAGCGGCAGGCCATCATCGCCTGGGCGATGGATCACCAGCACGTGGGCTACTCGTTCGCCGACTACGGCGCGCTGATCCTGCACCACCTGCACCTGAACCTGCCCTGGCTGCAGTCCTACATCGGCTCGACCGGGCACCTGATCTGCTCGCAGTTCGTGGATGCCGGCTACGCGGCGGCCGGCGTGCACCTGTTCTCCGATAAGAGGTGGTCCGGCTACGTCAAGCCTGCCGATCTAGCCCAGCTGCTGCAAGAGCTGATGGCGCTGGCGCACTGAGGACACAAGTGTCCTCCGGCCAGTTGTGACGGACGCCGGACAGGACCCAGGCAGGTGTGCCACGCTCGGCACACTGAACCCAGGGCCAGCCGGGGAGCAGTCTCCAGGGCCCGCCTCCCCACCCCGCCGGGGGAGGCGGGCCCTTGGCGTGCGGCCGATTCGGCAAGGCGAGACATCGCCTACCGAGGAGGCACCCGATGCCCTCTGCCGGCAAGCTCGGCCGCCAGCCCATGGACCCCGAGCGGCCGCGGCTCACCCTGGAGAAGTACCTGGACCCGCGCACCCCGCTGGCCGGCCCTGGGCTGCCTGCCGTGGGCCTGGACCAGGACGTGGACCGGCTGTCCAGGGTCCTGAACTGGCCGATGTACGCCAACGACCAGCTGGGCTGCTGCACCATCAGCGCGCTCGGCCACATGTTCGGCGCCTGGTCCGTCTACGCCGGGGCCGCCGCCGGGGAGACGCTGTTCACCGACTCCGCCATCATCAAGGCCTACTCCGCCTGCGGCGGGTACGTGCCCGGCGAGCCGGACACCGACCAGGGCTGCGTGATGGCCGACGTGCTGGCCTGGGCGAAGAGCACCGGGATGCAGGACCGGAACGGCAAGGTCCGCAAGGTGGCCGGGTACGCCGCGCTCGGCAACCCGGCCGATGAGGACCTGCTCGGCCAGGTGCTCGACGTGTTCGGCACCGTCTACGTCGGGTTCAACGTGCAAGAGCACATGATGGCCCAGTTCGAGTACGGCCAGGTGTGGACCTGGAAGCGCGGCGACCAGGTAGTGGGCGGGCATTGCGTCCCGCTGCAGCGGCGCGAGCCGGCCGGGTCCCGGCACGGCATCCTGGACTACATCACCTGGGGGCAGCCGCAGCACGCCGACTTCGGCTGGCAGGCCGGCGCGGTGGAGGAGGCCTGGGTGGTGGTGACCGAGGACTGGATCGGCGCTAACGGCACCTCCCCCGAGGGCCTGGACCTCCAGCAGCTGCTGGCCGACATGCGCTACGTCAGGTAACCCCGATTGGCCTGGTATGGACGTCGGGATCATCGCCGCCATCGTCTGCATCGCAGCGGTGGCCGCTTCCGGCGCGGGCGCGCTGACCTCGTACCTGCTGGCCCGGCGCGGTGCCAGCGGCAAGGTGGCTACTTCCGAGGCGTCCGTGCTCTGGACCCAGGCGCAGGAGATGCGCGGCATGCTGATGGACCGGCTGGCCCAGGCCGAGGAGCAGCGGGATCGCCTCATCGAGGCCTACACCACGCAGATCTTCCCGATGCTGACCTCTATCAGCCAGCTGGTCCAGGACCTGTCGGTGGCGGTGGCTGAGGAGGTCGTCATGGTCCGCGGCATCTCCGAGGCGGTCGAGGGAGGCGAGCATGCCGTTCCGGAAGGGCAGGCCTCGTCGCGGCGGTGACGCCGACGGGCAGGCGCTGGACGATTTGCAGGACAAGGACGAGGAGATCGACGACCTGCTGGCTGCCGCTGCTGAGCTGACCGCTGAGTTCCGGGCTTCGGTCGAGCAGGCATCAGCCCGGCTGCGGAGCGTGGCGGGCCGGACGGAGGATGGCCATGACTCCCGGTGAGGACGAGAGCGCGCTGCCCGTTGCTGTCGTGCTGGACCGGCTGGACGCCATCGGCACGACGCTGGACGCGGTGTCGAAGCGGATCGAGGCCGTGGCCGGGCGCGAGCGCAGGACCCGGCTGCTGGCCATGGGGATGCTCGTCTCGTTTGCGCTCGACATCATCCTGACCGTGGTCGTGACCGTCCTGAGCGTCAGCGCGCTGAGCCAGGCGGCCACCCTCCACAAGTCCCAGCTGGCCGCCTGCACCATCAGCAACGAGACCCGCATGGAGCAGATCACCTTGTGGAACTACGTGATCCAGCTGTCCAGCAAGAACCCGGACTCCAACAAGGCCCAGCTGGCCCAGTTCGAGGCCTTCGTCCGCAAGACCTTCAGGCCCGTGGACTGTGCCCGGGTCTACCGCTAGCAGCCTCCTGCCGATTAACCCGGTCAGACGCACAGCCGAGCAGGAGAGGCGCGGACATGCCGACGGCCAGCAACACGTTTCCTGGCACCCCGTTCGAGGGTTTCTCGCTCTCGCACGCCGCCATCCTGGACGGCACTACCGGAGCGGAAAGCGCCACGGTTTACGGCGTGCGCAACGGCACCATTTCCACGGACCAGGGCAACTTCGAGAACACCGGTGACGATGTTGTCCTTTCCGAGCATTTCTGGATTAACTTCGCCAACGTCACCATCGAGGAAGGTTACATTCCTTTCTCGACCATCGCGAAGATCACCGGCACGTCCGTGACCAGCAGCGGGGCTGCCGGAGCGGACTACTACGCCATTCCGCTGTGGACCCTGGCTTCCATGAACCAGGTGACCCAGCCGCTGGCTATCCGGGTGCCTTCCAAGGACGCTGGCGGACAGATCCGGACGCTCGACTTCGTGCTTTACCGGGTGCAATTTCAGCCATTTAACTTTACCGGTCCGTCGTACAAGACCGGCCTTTCCTGCTCCATTGCCGGAAGGGCATTGTTCTCCACCGTCAACGAGATCGGCACGGCGCTGCCGGCCTCCTACGGCGGGGCGTCCGGCACCTCGGGTACCGCCATCGGCCGCCTGGTCTCCTGGCCCGGCTCGGTCACCGGCGCGTTCACGCCCATCCCGTTCCAGTCGGTCGGTTCCGGCGGCGTCGTCTAAGTGGCCCGCGAGCGCAAGACCTGGCCGGACGACGGGTCCCACTCCGAGACGCCCGGCTTCGCGGTCCCGGACGGGATCAGGGGCTGGTGCTTCCCCTGCCAGGCGTACTGCGGCGGCGAGGGCGTCAAGTGCCCCTGCTGTCACGGCAGCCAGCCGCCGGACCGGCCCGCGGCTACCGGGGCCGAGGTCATCGAGCGCGTGCAGCGGGACCCGGACCTGCGCGACGACAGCGGATCACGGCCTTAGGGAGACGCCATGCCGCCGAGGGAAGACAAGAAGGCAGCTCAGGAGCCGGTGCGGCCTGAGTCGCACGCGCTGCCGCCGCCGGTGCGGCCTGAGGACCGCGACCAGGCCGCCTACGACCGGGACATGGCCGAGCGCGCCCGCCCGGACGAGCGCAGCGAGAAGGACCGCCAGGCCGAGGTCGAGAGGATCGCCCGCGAGGCCCCGCCTGGCTACTCCCCGACCGCCGGCTAGATCCGATAGCTCCCGGCGAGCGCAACATCGCGCTCCCAGAGTCCCGTGGAGGACCGGTGCCGGATGATGAGAACGAGCTGGACCGGCTGGACCCCCAGCCTCAGGTGATCAAGCTCACCACCGGGCTGCAGGTGGAGATCGTCCGGATGCGGACGCGCCAGTTCTTCCGCCTCTTGCGGGTGCTGACCCACGGGGCCGGGCCCGCCATGATGCAGAGCGGGCTGGATTTCAAGGGCGGGGCCGAGCAGTTCACCGCGCAGCTGCTCACCCTGGTGGTGATGTCCATCCCGGACGCCGAGCAGGAGGCCATCGCCTTCCTGCAGTCGATGTGCAAGCCGGCCGGGGCCGCCGTCAAGCCCGAGTCCCAGCTCACCAAGGCGGAGAAGGAAGACAACGAGGCGCTGTACGAGCAGTTCAACAAGGACCTGTTCAACCCCGAGCTGGACGACACCATCGACCTGGTGGAGGCCATCGTCAAGGTCGAGGCTCCCGAGCTGCAGGCGCTGGGAAAAAAACTGCAGCGGATGATGGAGCTGTTCCGCAGGACAGGCCAGGACAAGGAGCCGCCGGAGCCGGAGGCGAGCCCGCAGGACCTGGCCTCACAGGGATCTTCGCCCAGGCCTTCGACCTCCTCAGCAGCGAGTACGGATGGACCGACGAGTACATCCTCTCCCTCCCGCTCTGCCGCCTCCGCCAGGTCACCGAAGCGGTCCGGCAGCGCAAAGACCGAGACCGGACAGCCCGGCTGAAGCTCGCGGAATGGCAGGTCAAGACGGTGTGCGCGTTCATCGGGGCGCAGGCTCCGGTTGATACCAAGCAGACCGGCGGGAAGAACCCGCTGGTCGAGCTGGCGCAGTCCATCGACATCCTGGGCGGGGCTGGCCAGGAGCTGGACAAGATCCGCGGCGAGAAGGTGGCCGACGACTGGCGGGAGGACCCGCGGCTGCAGAAGCCGGTAGCGGCCGACCCCGAGGCGGGGGTGGAGGCGAGCAACGCTCCGGCCTCTTACGAGGGCTTCCTGACCATGTTCGGCGGCGGCTCGCCGATGCCTCCGGGGGCGAGCTGATGGACTGGCTCAGCTGGCGTTCCCCGTTCCTGCCGGTATGGCTGTGGCATGTGCTGTTCGACGGCACCTGGTGTCCGTGCGAGCGCAGCCGCGACTACAAGCGGGCGCTGGCCCGGCTCACCACCGAGGACCCGGCCGACTGGCCCTGGTGGGCGGGCGAGGGCTGATGCGCAGTGGCTGAGTACTGGACGGTCATCTACAAGGCAGTAGCGGACTTCGGCGACCTTCGCCGTGAGGCGGAGAAGGCCAAGCAGGACCTGCAGGACATGGCTGACCAGGCCAGGGCCTTTAACAAGGAGGAGACGGACGGCGCGGCCAAGTCCGTCCAGGCGCGGCAGCGGCAGATCCAGCAGCTGCAGCAGGAGACCCAGGCGCTGAACGCGCTGGGCAGCTCGGCCAAGCAGACTAACTCCCAGCTGCTCTACGGCGGCCGCACCGACATGCAGCAGCACCTGTCGGACATGGACCGGCTGCTGCAGTACACCAACCTGCTGAACCGCGCGCAGTGGATGAACTTCTCCACCGTGCAGCAGGCGATGGCCTACCGGCAGCAGATGTACCAGCAGAAGCTGCTGGAGAACCGGGCCGAGTTCGGCGGCTACCTGACCCCCGACCAGTTCCTGTCTTACATGGCCAAGCGGGTGCAGGCCGCCAACCTGGACACTGCCGCGATCGAGGCCCGGGCCCGCGCGGTGCGGGACGAGACCGGCGCCTACCTGGCTCACCAGAACGCCCTGACCGGGCAGCGGCAGTCGATCGGCCAGCTGGGCGAGGGCGTCTCCGCGCTAGGCGCCCTCAGCGACGCTCTCAATGCCCTGCCGGACACTCAGGTCACCAAGCTGGTGCTCGACGACAGCCAGTTCCTGTCCCAGCTGGCTGCCGACCGCCAGCTGCTGGCTGCCATGCCCCAGGACGTCAAGTGGTCTGCGGAGGTGCTGCCCGCCCGCCCGTCGGTGCAGCTCACCTCGGGCAGGCAGGGCGAGGCTGACGCCGCGCGGATGCTGCGCGAGGAGATGAGCCGGCTGGCTGCCGCCGCGGTGCGCGAGGAGGAGGCCGTCGGCCGGATGATCAGCCGGGCCGCGGAGGACTTCCAGGGCGGGAACCGGTACCTGGCTCCGGAGACCTACCGCCCCGGCGGGGAGTTCGCCCGCCAGCCGGGCAAGGAGATGGTGGTCAAGGCCGAGTTCGACGACGTGGCTGCCCGGTCCGGGCTGGCGATGTGGGTGCACGAGCTGCTGGACGCCGTGCAGCGCCGGTACGAGTTCTTCGCCGTCCTGGA